TCTACGAGACGGTTGTAGATGCCATGCGAAAACTCATTATGAATAATGATGAGAAGAATAAGTATATGTTTATTATTGATTCGGTTGACGGACTGATTGCAAAAAATGATATGGGTAAGACATTTGAGGAGTCAGTAAAGGTGGCAGGCGGCGCAGTAATTGCCGCTAATCTTATGAAGAAGATCTCAATCGCGCTTACCAAGCGCGGTCATATGGCGATTTTCATCTCCCAAGTAAGAAGCGATATCAAGCTTGACCCATACAGTTCAGCGCCAATTCGCCAAACATCAGCTACCGGCGGCAATGCGCTGCTCCACTTTGCTAATTTTATTTTCGAATTTGAAGCTCGCTTTGAGGGAGATGTTATTCTCAAAGACCCAAATATAAAGAAGCCAGATCCCGTAAAGAATCCAATCATTGGACACAATTGCAAGATTTATATCAAGAAGAGTCCAAACGAGAAAAGTAAGAACAGAGTAACATATCCAATTAAATATGGGCGCTCAAATGGTCGCTCAGTATGGCTTGAGAAGGAGATTGTCGATATGCTTCTTACTTGGGAGCTTGTGAGCCGTGCTGGCGCTTGGTATACTGTATCAGAGGATCTGATTAAGATCGCGAAGGACATCGGGGTAGATATGCCAGAAAAGTTCCAAGGCGAAAATGCCGTATTCGAATTCGTTGAAGCTAACGAAAATCTGACTAAGACCCTACACAAGTACTTCATTAATATTATCGCTGAGAATTCAGCAAATGAAGTTTAAGACTCTAAACGGCAAAGAGCGCTTTCTCAAGAACGCTAAAAAATATATAATTAATTGGCAAGGAAAGTCAAAGAGCAATATCCAGTGGAGAGTAAAGCAGTTTTTGCTCTCCTACTGGAAGTACGACGTTGTGTTTGAGGAAATTAGGGTCGTTGGAACTCGCCTGTCTCTTGACATTTATAATGCAAATAAAAAGATAGCGATAGAGGTTCAGGGCAAACAGCATCAGACTTACAACCCATACTTCCACGGTAACGACCGGCGAAAGTGGCTATCCCAGCTTCGCCGCGACGATTTAAAGCTGCAATTTTGCTTGACAAACGGGATAAAGCTGGTAGAAATCTACGAGACAGACCTTATCTGCAAAGAGACCTTCGAAAAACAAGGAGTCATTTTATAATGAGCGAATCCTCAAAGGATAAAGAATTTCTATTCCCACCAGAAATGGTGGAACAGATCTATGAACTCTCTGGCGGCGCAGAGAACTTCAAAGGTCTAATCTTGTGCGTTTGCACACAAAACGGCGTGCCTCAAATCTTCACTAGATTTGATTCTGTAGTTACTTCTCTTGGGCTTAAAAAAGCCCTTGAAGAATACCTGAACTCTGAAGAGATGGATGTTAGAGACGACGAAATCTAATGCTTTATTCACTAGAAGTAGAGAAGCAGCTTTTAGCTGGCCTCATCCAGCACCCAGACGCATACGCAGAGATCTGCGATTTCATTTCTGAGGCTGACTTTTATTCCGAAGAAACAGTAGTCCATAAAACGATCTACCATATTCTTCGCAAGTGCATGGAGGGCAACGAAAAGCTTGACGAGATTATTATTGCCCAGCGAATTAAGGAGATCGGAATATCCTTTGAGGATAATATTGATATCTTTGATTACCTCCGCTCGCTCGCCCTAAGAAAGACCAACAAATCCACCGCAGTTTCTGCGGCGAAAGAGATTAAAAAATACTCTATTCGCCGCACAATCCACAGGTCAGCCTTGGATGTTGCGGACAAGATGAAGAAGATCGCCCCCGATTCTTCATATCAAAAGATCATCGAAGAGGCTGATTCGGCATTTAATAAGACAATTAATCTTTATGAAAACAATGATGAAAAGCCTGTTAATATCTTTGAGGAGATGGAGAATGTCATTGAAGAGCGCGGCAACAACCCTATTACTGAATTTGGCTTCTTGGGGCCATTCCCAACTGTTAACAAGATTTACGGCTCTCTTCTGAGACCCGGTAATATCTCAGTTATCGTTGCCCGATCCGGTGTAGGTAAGACTCTGCTTGCCCTTAACTATTCTACAAAGGTTTCGGCTAAGTACGATGTTCCAGTTCTTCACTTTGATAACGGAGAAATGAGCAAGGAAGAAGTGATTATGCGGCAATGCGCTGCTCTTAGTCACGTTCCTGTTCACTTGCTTGAGAGCGGTCTCTGGCGTAAAGCTGGAGCGGAAACTGTTGATAAGGTCAGGGCTACTTGGAATCAAATCAAGAACTTAAAGTTTTATTATTATAATGTCGGTGGTATGACCACCGATCAAATGATCAATAATCTTAAGAGGTTTTACTACTCTAAGATTGGTCGCGGAAATCCACTCATATTCAGCTTTGACTACATCAAACCCTCTGCTGATGCCGATAGCGGTAAGCCAGAATGGCAAGTCATTGGCGATATGTTGAACAAGTTCAAGAAGACTCTTCAGCGAGATATCGTTCAAGATCAGAAGCCTTGCATCACGATGTTCACTTCTGTTCAATCGAATCGAAGCGGTGTTACAACCAACAGAGCGGCAGACGCAATCAATGACGACGAAAGCATTGTATCAATGTCTGACCGCATCACTCACTACTGCTCTCATATGGCGATCCTTCGCCAAAAGACCGTTGACGAGCGGGCAGAAGAGGGTCAAGACTTTGGCACTCATAAATTAATTTTTGTTAAAAATCGATTCTTAGGATCTGACGTTGCCGGTGCTGTTGAGCCAGTCAGAATGCCAGATGGCACCTTGAAGCGTAATTTTATCAATCTTCGTTTTAACAACTTTGACGTTGAAGAGCGCGGCGATCTGCGCGATATTGTCCGAGCAATGGACACTGGTATCAGCCCACTTGAACAAAATAATGAACAGAACGATGTCCCAAACTTCAATTGATTCGTTTCAGCTGAAGACCTCGCTTGAGTCTTTGGGGTACAATCTTAAAGACTATGGAAGCTACTGGAGAACAAGAGCCCTTTATCGCGGTGGCGATAATGGTACAGCTGTAAAGATTTACAAGAACAGCGGCGTTTGGACAGACTATGCTGCCAATGGTTCCAAGAGCTATCCAATCCAAAAGTTAATTCAGCTTACTCTCAATACCAATGATCCTGTGGTAATAAATAAGTATGTAAATACTTCGTCCGAAGTTATTATCCAATCAGAGCCAAAACAGAAAATAGAAATGGAAAAGATCTATCCAGAATCACTGCTTTCAAATCTTTTACCCCACCTTGATTTTTACGAGAAGAAGGGTCTGTCCAAAGATACTCTTAATTTTTATAAGTGTGGATACGCTACGGCTGGTCAGCTTTTCCGAAGGATTGTATTTCCTATTTACAATTCATCTGGGCAAATTCACGGCTTTTCTGGACGGGCAATTTTCTGGCAGAAGGATTCCGAGTTCCCAAAATGGAAACATCTAGGAAAGCGCGCCGATTGGATCTATCCTTTGAATATGAAGAGAAATTCTTCGTATGAGGTTAAAGAGGCTATTGAAGCTAAGAGTTCTGTGATCATCGTGGAAAGCATTGGCGATAGTATGGCTCTTTTTGAGAATGGATACAAGAATAATCTTGTAACATTTGGTCTTGGAATTTCATCTAAGTTATGCGCTACGTTGGTCGCGCTGTCTCCAGAGAAGATTATTATTTCATCAAATAATGACGCAGAAGGTGACACTAATCACGGGTTGATTTCTGCCTGTAAGTCGTTCCTTCAGCTTTGCTCTATCTTCGACGCCTCAAAGATCGAGATTCGTCTACCGCTTAAAAATGATTTCTTTGATATGCACACCGCCAGAAACGAAGGCGAGTCCGATATCTTCTCTAACTGGGAAAATAAAAGCATAAATAAAGAACTCCAGATCAAAAAGATTCACGAAATTGCTATTGCCAATGGCTTTCCGCAGCTTCTGATTAGCCGAGCCAATAAACTCTTAGATCAAATTGTCTGATTCAAAACACACCGCCCTATCAGCTAGTAGGATAAAGACGCTTGAAAAATGCAGTTGGTCCTACTGGTGTAACTATGTCCTGAAGCTGCCAGACACCCCAAATGATGGAGCTAGCAGGGGGGATGTAGTCCACCTTATTCTTGAGGTTCTTTCACACCCAAGAAGAAAGAAATACGTAGATCAGATTCTGGAAAAAGGCGACATCTTCTGCATCAAGTCAGTTAAGTCGCTGACATTAAAGAGAGCCAGAAAGAATAAGGTTTCTGATCCAGATAATATTGAATCTATCAGGGAAATGACTCTTGTTGGGCTAAGCTACGACTTTTTTGGCAACGCTAAGAGAAAGCCTGTTCAAGATTGCAGCGAAAGAGAGTTTGATATCGTCGTTAACGAAGAGAACAAGAAGTACAGGATCAAAGGCTTTATTGACCGCTTCTTCGCTTATAAGGACAAAACGTCTGTAATTCGCGACTATAAGACCAGCAAAGCCGTATTCGCTGGCAAGGATGCCGAGGACAATATGCAGCATTTGATGTATACCTTGGCGTCAAAGAAGCTTGACCCAGAGCTTACTGCCCGTGTTGAATTTTTATTCTTAAAGTTTGACGTTTCAAAGGGCGGTGATGGCCTGCTAAAGATGGATCATCTGACGGATGAGGATCTTCTCAGTTTTGAATACCAGCTTACTGAGGTGCAGAAGGTAGTCGATAATTTCTCAGAAGCTGACGCCTATTCAAACTTTGCCGCCGATAAGCCGATGCCTTCTGATGGCTCGTTTAGCGGTAAACTGGCCTGTGGATTTGCCAAGAAGAAGGGTGAATTAAAGAAGGATGGTAAGCCAAAGTGGCATTGTCCATATAAATTCAGTTTTAATTATTACGCTCTCAGGGACAAGGACAATAAGATTATCAAAACATTCTTTGAGGACGATAAAGAAGAGGCGTTTAAAATAGCAAAGGGTGGGCACAAAGTTACGAAAGAATACTATGCAGGGTGCCCGAAACACTTGACACGGGATTGAAATCCTGTAAGATAGTGGGCATGATCCCACTATTCAAGTCTAGCTTTTCTGTCGGAAAAGCATTCTGACTCTGGCAGAACCAGAAAAGCAGAAGAAGGACGGACCAGACAGCATCATTCAGATTGCCATAGAAAACAATCTGAAGACTCTTCATTTAGTAGAAGATTCTCTTACGGGTTTTTTGACTGCGTTTAAAACCTGTGCGAAGCACGATATCCATCTTAGATTTGGCGTTAGAATGGATATCTGCAACTCTTATGAGTCAGTAGACTCATCAAAAAGTAAGCTCATTCTCTTTGCCAAGAATGACGCAGGATTTAAAAGTATTAGTAAAATCTTTACATTCGCCAACACGGAGAAGGATAGCATCATCTCAAACGATGATTTGGCTACTCGCCTTACTGATGATGTTTTAATCGCGGTGCCGTTTTACGACAGTTTCGTTTGGCAGAACTGGCAGTTCTTTAAGAACTGTATGCCTACTTTCCTTAAAGACTTCGATCATGTTTTCTTTACGGAAGATAACAAGCTTCCATTTGACCCTGTTATCGGTGAGTCGGTGAAATCGCTCACCCCAACTCCGATTATGGTCAAGTCTATTTATTATAAGAATAGAGAGGACTACGAGGCTTGGTTGACTTATAAGATTGCCTGCAACAGAAGAATGGGCAAGCATCAAACTCTCTCTGCGCCAGAAATCAATGGCTGCGCTAGCAAAGAGTTCTGTTTCCAATCTTGGAAGGAGATGTCGTGAATACCCTTTTAAAACAAAATCTTAATCAGAAGTTTGTAGTATTTGATACTGAGACCGAAGGCTTGTCTTTGACTGCTTCGCGCCCTTGGCAGCTATCTTGGATCGTTTGCCAAGGCGATAAGATCCTTGAGTCTCACGATGAGTTCGTTCTGTATCCTGATCTAAATGTATCGCCAGAAGCAGCTAGAATAACCGGCTTTAATCACGCCGATTACTTGTCTAAGGCGAAGGCTCCGCTTGAAGTATGGCAGAGATTCGCACCTTATCTTTACGATAACAATAATCTGCTTGTCGGGCAAAATATCCTTAACTACGATATTTATATCCTAAACACGATGATGAATACAATCGGGATCAAGAATGATTGGAGTTTTTTGAGTCGATGTGTTGACACTCGTGCGCTGTGTACTGCAATGTTTAAGGGAATCCAACCATCTGGCGACCTCTTGCCTTGGCAAATGAAGCTTATGAATTTTTACGAGAAGGGATTGAAGACCAGTCAAGGCTTTATGCTGAAGCACTTTGCCATAGATCACGATCCAAGCAAGCTGCACAACGCGCTTTACGATATCACAATGAATTATAAGATCTTCCGTAAGCTTATTATGGAGGTAAACGTATGATCGATTTCAATAGCAGCTTCCAGAAGTACGAGCATCCAGTTCCGCCCGGTGTTCGTCTCCCCGAAATCAAAATCGATACCCGCCACTACGAGAAGCTTGGCGTCTCATCTTCTGTTTCTAATTATGAATTCCTCCGTCAACTCTGCCTCAAGGCAGTCAAAGAAAAAGGGATCGACAAGCTTGACAATAAAAAAGAATATTATGAACGAGCAAAGTACGAGCTTTCAGTTTTTGAAGAACTGGGCTTCACTGACTATATCCTGCTTAATTGGGACATTCTTAATTATGCTCACGAGCATAGCATTCCTACTGGTTATGGGCGCGGCTCTGCTGCTGGCTCGCTTATTCTTTTTCTTATTGGCGTTACCAATGTAGATCCGATTAAGAACGGATTATTCTTTGAGCGATTCGTTTCAAAGAGCAGAGCTAAGAAGATTGTCGTTGATGGGGTAACTTATCTCGATGGATCTCTGATGCCTGACGTAGATAATGATATCGAGTTCTCGCGTCGTCAGGATGTAATCAATTACATTAAGACAAAGTATTCTGGCAAGACCTGTAAGATCTTGACGATGAATACATTGACTGGCAAACTCTGCATTAAGGAGTGCGGCAAGATTGTTGGCGAGATGAGCGAAGATGAGGTAAACGCTGTAAGCGACTCTATACCAAAACAGTTCGGTAAGGTCTTTGCGCTCAAAGATGCTTATGATGAGAGCGAAATCTTCAGGGCTTTTTGTAATAAAAACCCAAAGGTATTTAAGATTGCCAAGAAAATTGAGGGATTAAACAAGAATACTGGCGTTCACCCATCTGGCATCTCCATCTCCTTTTACAACAACGAGGATATCATGCCGCTCCAAAAGACCGGCGACGGTGAAATTGTATCTGGGTATGATATGAACAACGTATCCGAGATTACTGTCAAGTTTGATATTCTGGGTCTGAGAACCCTGTCTGTTGTATTCGATACTTGCCAAAGACTCGGGCTTGATTTTAAAACAGTTAATTTTGATCAGCCATCGACTTACGGATTCTTGCAAGATCTAAAGAATCCAAAAGGTCTGTTCCAAATCGAGGCCAATACCAACTTCCATGTTTGTAAAAAGGTTAAGCCAAGAAATATGCTTGAGCTTGCGTGCGTATTGTCGCTCGCTCGCCCCGGTGCTTTGGACTTCCTAGATCAGTACGCCAGATACATCGAAAGCGGCGAGTTCCAATCCGTCCACCCATTCTTTGACGACATCCTAAGTATTACTGGAGGTATTCCAATCTTCCAAGAACAGTTGATGAAGATGATCGTAAAGGTAGGGTTTACTCTTGATGAAGCTGAGACTGTGCGCCGAATCATTGGCAAGAAGAAGGTTAGTG